CCCAGGCCCATCATGACGGACGTGCCGCTATTCGTACCGATTGGGCTAGATAGGGTAAATTTGGTGAAGGCGTTCCTGCTGGACTGCCAGAGTTGAGCGACCTTGGCTGCGGTCTGCCCATAGACCAGATATTGCCCGGAGGCTGTGGCATCCCCTGCCCCCGTATGTTTGAACCCCGCCATGGGGAGATTGGCCGTAGGAACGCCCTGGCCGTCACGGGTAAGGGTATTATCAAACCCGTTGGACACCATGTCGTTCATTTCGGCGTCCATGCGGTCGGCACGGATTTTGATGCCGTTGGCGGCGTCGTTGGCCCAATTGTACAGGCGGGACCAGACGCCAGAGCCGTTAAAGGGCATTGGTGTTTAACTCCAGATTTTGGTAAGATTGGCGCCCGCTTAAGAGAGGCATGCCTTGCACGAAGATTTGGGTACGCGAGCCATGATCGGGCTCGGCTCCATGATTTTATGGGGACTAATTATTCCCGCCTTGCGTCAGCGCTGGCACGAGCACTGGAGCACTAACGGCTGGCGTCCCGCGAGTCAGAAGGGCGCCAAGTTGCGCCGCGCTCTGCGGGCTATATGGCCGTTTGGTGAGGAGCGCTCTTAGCGCCGCCTGAGCAGGCTTCGACGCCCCGGCCGCCAAGACCGTACCGGCCCCAAGCACCCCTAGACCTGCATCGCCGGTTGCCAAGTGCTCCCCGCCGCCCGCAAGCGCTCCAATGGCGATATCGGCAAAATGCCTTAACGGCGTCCCGCTGTCCGGGACCGTCGAAGGAAGAACTTCTTGCCCCGCAGATGACAAGTCCTGCATCAAAGACGATCCGGTCGCATTGGTGCTTCGAGTGCCGCCTGCTTTGACGGCGCGCGCCAGTTCGGAAGGCGAATAAATGCCCGTCTTGGACAATGCGGAGGCCGCTTGGACGCGCGCGAAGTTGGCATAGCCCCTATTTACCGCCGCGAGTTGCGGGGCGTGCTGCGGGTTTTGCCTGGCAATGAAATCATTGAAAGCGTCCCGCGCATCGAACAGCGCATCGGCCAAATTCTTCTGATCGGGGTCCAAGCTTTTGGCGTAAGTGCGCGCCTGATAGCTCAAGTTCGATTGCACATCCTTGAGAGCTGGACCATCGAATGTGCCAGCCCTCGCCTTTTGCGCCTGCCCTTGCAGGATATCGTAGAGTTGCTGTTGCCGCTGGGGCGTGAGCCCGTAGTACTGGCGGCTCCCATCCACCAAATCGGTCCAGTCGGACTCGAGTTGGGGATCGTGGGTCGCGCTCATGCCAGATAGCAACGAGTCGTATGCGTCACCAAGCTTGCCCTGAGCATATTGGACAGCCTCATAGCCGGACTTTCCGGCCGGAAGCGTTTCACCGATAGGGGCGAGCGATCGATTGATGGTCGCTGTTTGCAGTCCGCGAAGAGCCTCCCGTTGCCGGGCCTTAATCATGTCGCCGACAATTGGAATTGAGGTGGCAGCATCTTCTAAGGTGCGCGCGGTCCCTCCTACCGTCTGGCCGACAGTAAGCGGCACCTTGGCATCCAATAGTGTTTGGACAGAAGGCTTAAGCCATGAGGAAGGATTAGCGACGTTGCCGAGAACGTTGCCGCCATAGCTAAGAGCCGCGCCGAGTGCCGCCTGTTTTGACTTGGTTGCAGCAAAATCCTGGCCCGGCGATACTGGGGCAATTACACCGTAGCCGGCTCCTTGCAACAGCACCTGGGCCAATTTTGCGGCCTTTGGGGCGGCAGTTTTTATGGCTGCTGGAAGGCGCGTTTCGGCACCGAGCAGATTCGCAGGCGATCCAAGTTCTCCTGCATAGAACGGGTAATTATATGGGCTATCATTCCCGGCAGCAATGCGAGCATTCTTGTTGGCTTGCAAGCTCTGAGCGGCCGTCTGGCCGATACTGTCGCCAAGATCGCTCATCCCGCGGCTTACCGGATTGGGATAATGGCCGCCTGCCGACGCTAGGTAAGAGCCCCAATTATAGAAATCCTGTCCCAGCCCATAGAGGCCCTGGGACGCGCCATTCATGAACTGTCCGACCGGGCCAGCCATGAGCTGCTGTCTCACGTCCGCCGTCTGAGGTGCAGACACGGGCGCTTGGCCGAACACGTCCGCATCAGATAGAACTTGGGGGCCGAAAACCTGATCGTCCGAGAGGATTACTGGACTAGCCATCCGTGACCATTCCATTGGAGAGGCCCACGCGGCGTCATGTAAAATTGCCCTGCCTTACGTTGCGCAACAGGCGGCGCGGGCATGGGGCGCGCTTGCTGTTGCGGCTGTTGGCCGTAATTCTGCATCGGCGCAGGAGAAGGATTGGCCAGATTCGGATTGTTGAGATTGGCGACATTGCCTTGAGCCGCGGCGAGGTTGTTCTGGACCATCGTGCGGAGGTTTTTGAGGATTTGTAGCCTCTGGCCACGCGGCAGATCAGCCGGTATGCCATTCGTCTTGATGACCTGGTTGACTTCTGGAAGGTCGAGCCTGCCAAGGCCCTGTAGCGCCTTTAAGCCGCCCAAGACGCCTATGCCGTTCAGTTGTTCCCATTGCTGGAGTGAGCCAGCATCCCCGCTATAGACGGGGAGATTCGGTGCGCGTTTGTTGATGGCCGCCTTCCAGTCCGCGGGAATACCGGCCGAGTCGGGCACCTTGTCATTGATCGCAATGAGACCGTCTATGGCTTTGAGCGTGGCTTCGGTCGCGGCCTGTGACTTCGCAAGATTGGCTGCGGATTCGCCCTTTGCCTCCTGTATCTTCTTTTCCGCATCGCTCTGTCCAATGGTTGGATGTGGAATTGCTGCTGGAGCGGGCATTGGCTGAGGCGTGCCGGCAGGTGAAGGCATCGGCTGAGGGCCACCTGTGGGCGGAGGGGCGTTCTGGGCCGCCGGTCCAGCATACATGGGCACTTCTCGGCCATCGGCCAACTTGACCATTACGATTTTGTTTTGCTCTTTGGCCTGTTCGACAGCGCCAGCCTGAGCGGCCGCAACTTCTGCGCCCTGCTGAATTGGAAGGGCGATCATTCGACCGTCAGGACCTTGGACGAACTGTTCGTTTAGATTTTCATTCGGGCCGTAAGCTACGCGGTAGCCGCCTTTGCCATCTGGAATCCATGCCGAACCCTGGTCGCGGAGGTCAATCGTACCAGCTTTGGTAAGTTGGTCGGCCATAAACTGGCGTGCCCGCATAGGATCGCCATTTGCGGCAGACAGCGCGTTCCGAAATTCCGGCGTTGGCGCGATATCCTTCCAGTAATTATCTGGGGATAGCAGAAATTCATACATGCTCTGCTGATGCGAGCGCCCTGGCACGTCCATCGGCATAATGCCGGAGAAAGCCTGAGAGTATGTCTGCGGTTGTGCCGTGGGCTGTTCTTGCGGGGGCACCTGCATCGGAGGCTGGCCTGCGCTTTGCGATTGCTGAATAACTGGTGCCGACTGTGAAGGCGCTGAAGGCTGGCCCTGATTCCCAACAAGTGCATTGCCGAGAGCTTGCGGCGATGCACCACTGGCCTGGGGCTGGGTCGGCTGATTGACCGGCACGCCCGTTGGACGCGAGGTATTGGTGACTTGTCCGGTATCTTGGCCGGGGGGGACTGCGCCGTCGCCTGTATAGAGCCCGACCATGTCTTTGTCGGCATTCTTGAGCAGCATTGCGCCCATGATGGCGTTGCCGGCGTTGCGCAAGCCTCCAAAGGCCGCATTACCACCGCTCCCGCCGCCCTGCTCCAACAGGGCTTGGCCCAAGGCTTGGCGCCGCTGAATGCCAATCTGCTTGGCATAGAGATTCGGCGCGAGAATTGCGAGAGGATTGAGACCGAAAGACTGTCCAGCGCCGCTCATTTAGCTGCCGCCCCCTAAGCCGAAGAGATTTGAAACATAATTCCCCGCCCGGTCCATGAAACTTGGATTGAGGATAGAATTGGCTTGCCCAAGTGAACCCACCTGCCCACGCTGCACCATGGCCTGGGCCGCGGGAGAGATTTGGCCCTGCATATTCTTTGCGACCATCGCGCCCAAGATCGAGTTTCCTGCATTTGCGAGGCCGCTGTTCGCTCCGGTAGCCCCCTGGCCAGACAATAGTGCCTGCGCCATCTGCTGCCGACGCTGCTGGTCTTGAAGCGTCTGAAGGTCTTGGAGAGTAAGCGGGGTGCCAGGATCGCTCATGCCAATATCGCCGCTGCGCCCAGCGTGCCTCCTAAGCTAAACAGATTGTTCATGCCCGATTGCTGCGCCTGATATGCAGCAAGTTGGTTCTGATAGGCCGAGTTGGTGATCCCACCCACATCCGTATTGGCGACATTCGCAGTGGGCACGCTCTGGAAGGTGGGGTTTTGAACCTGAGCCCCGGTCATAAGCGCGTTGTACTCATTGAGCGGCTGATCCCGGAGCGCGAACAATTGCTGCAAATATTGCGAATTGGCGCTGTTCTGAAGGTTGGCATTGCTCAAACCCTGGCCGAACGCCTGCTGGTTGGCTGAGTTCTGGAGATCGGCGGCGCCAATCCCCTGGTTGAACAACGTGTTCTGTTCCTGCTGGCCAGCTTGAACCGCTTGGAGACCGGCATTTCCATAAGCCTGGTTCTCTTGCAGCCCGAGATTTTGTTGGGCTGTGTTGTAGGCCTGAGAACCCTGGGTGATGCCCTGGTTGATGAGGCTATTATCTAGTGCCTCATGTTTCTGCGCGAATTGAGGGTCGAGATATTGGGCTTGCTGTCCATAGGCGGCGTTCTCGGCCTGTTGGATTGCTCCTGGATCGTTGGCCCCGTTCGTGATCTGGCCGGTGAGCGCGGGCCCATTGCTATTGACGCTCGATGCAACGCCGGGCGCTCCCGACATATTGATGGGTGAGGCATAGGAATTACCGACCTGCCCCTGCATTCCCAGCGCGATATTGCCGAGATTAATTTGGCCCGCGGTCTGGTTGTTGAAAATCTGCTGTTCTTGCGGAGAGAGCGAGACTTGCGCGGAATAATTACTGGTGCCGTCAGGATAAGGCGCGTTCTGCGTATAGGTGAGGTTGCCATAGGGCGTATAACTGTTGACGCGGTTTAATTCTGCGTTCTGATTTGCGGTCGCCAGATTGGAGGCGGTTTGGGCCGCTATCGTCTGCGCGGGATCGGGTGCGGGAGGGGGAGTCGGTGCGCACATGGCGGTGTCCTATAAAGTGTAGATCATCTGCACGGCGGCTTCCTTGAAACCCATCCTCTTCCAAAGGATCGTCGCGCGGACATCAGTCGCGGCGGTGACGCATAAGCGCTTCGCGCCCAGACTTTTCAGGTGATCGAGGACAAAGCGCGCCAGCTTTCGGCCTACGCCATTGCGGTGCGCCTTGGTCACAAAGATCGTATCTTCCTGGGCGATATAGTCGCCATTGTGCATGTCGTTGGTGAGGTAGATTTGGGAATAGCCGCATGGCTTTCCGTCAAACCTCAGAACGAAGGTGAGCAACCACCCGCCATCGCTGGCCACGTAATATTGATCCAGCCGCGGCTTATAGGGCGATATCTCAATCCCCTGCCCCGCCAATCTCTGGCGCATTTCTGCGTAATGTTCGCGGAACAACGGTTCAAGCTCGTCATACACATCGCGCAGTTTCTGGATCGAGAAGGAATAACCCTCTCTCATAAAACTCCACCAGGCTCGAACAGATAATCCAGGGCTTGAAAGCGCACTTGGACCGCATTCGTCGCCACGGACATATAAGTCGAGACCGCATAACCGATGCCGGCAGCCGATGCCCAATTGTTCTGGATGGTGTAGCCATTCGCCCAAGGCGACGTATCCCACGGCGACACATCCCAGGCGCTGCCGCTGGCCGTGGCTATCCCCGGCACTGTTGCGGGCGGGGCATTGTCGAAGTCCAGATTTGTCCCTGTCACCACATTGACAGTGCCCGTGGTCTGCAAGGTGGGCCGCACCATCTTAAGATGCTTCTGGCGGTCAACGCCAAGATAGGAAAACGCCGTCTTTAACGTGCCCACAATATTGGATGTGTTGTCGGCCTGCCCCGTGTCGGCCAGGGCCACATAATTGCTGCCGCCGAAGTAGAGGCTATCTCCAAGGACGCAGAAGCAAGCGGCATTCCAACCCGTGAAGCGGCACCACGCATTGGTGAGTGTGTTCATCACATATTGATATTGGGTGGTGTTCTCGCTCTGCGGAACGTTGACAATGATCTTGTTCTGGAGCGGAAAGAGAACGCCCTGCCAACCGAAATTGCCCTTATAGGATTGGACATCGGCATTGATGAGATTCTGTATTTTGTAGGATATCGCCTCTGAGGTATTGACCCGCCCCTGCGCGGCCAAGACACTTAGAGGAACCACCCCATCCGAACAGATGATAAGGGTATCGGTCCCATACTTGAAGGTGCAGCGCCGCCCTACCGGCTTGCCGATGCGGTAACGGCCAACGATGTTGAAAAGCCCATTCTGCGCGGGATCGGTGCCCCGGTAGAGGGCTATTTCACCTTCCGTGGTGATAAAGGCGATATAGTCGTCAAAGGTGCTGCCGTCCGTGAGCGAAGCAGTGCAGATAGCCTGGAGTTGGCCGCCAAGCAGGAATATCGCCGTGAAGTTGAATTGGGATGCTGCCCCGCCAATTGAAGCGGTCGGCAGATACCAAGCCGAAAGCGTCCCGTCCTGAATGAACCAAACCCGATTCTTCCAGACAATGGGATTGCGCAGAGTCGTGGTGGTGACTCCAGTAATGGCCGGTGAGCTGCCGCCCGTGATCGCCGTCCACGTCGAACCATCATAGAGCCGCGGCGAATCCGTGGCGTTCGCAGCGTAGAGAAATTGGCCGCCAGCCGTAGCCACATTGGTGGATTCCCACCGGGAATTGGTGAGCCCGGTTACAACAGCCGCGCCAATCGCCCCCGATGACGTGACGTTATAAATGCTCCCACCGCTGATGGCGAAAAGAGAATCGGTGGTCGGGCCGGAATACCCCATAAGGGTTTCCACCCAGCCTGAGAAGCCGGTCGCCCATTGGCTATAGCCGTTCCTGAGTTCTACCCACCCTGGCTGTGGGAACCAATTGTCCATCACAATGGCATTGGTGGGCGGCATATTTGCCAATACGCTCACGCCATCGAGCCCGCCGGTTGGCGCGGGCAGGCTTTGGGTCCTGGCGACAGCCTGTCTCCTTGCGGCTGGCATACGTCGAGCCGCGAGCATCAGGTGCCAAATCCGGTGTCAGGGATATTCGCTTGGCCTAGGAGATGGATGCCGCCGCTGTTCAGGCTATTGAGCGGCAAAGTCCTGGACGTTCCCGAGCGCGCGACCTGGCGGTCAATCGCGTTCTGCCAAGTGTCTTTCTCTTCCGCGTAGTTGAGGCCCTTGGCGGCGAGGTAGCGCCACTTGAGGCCCAAGACTACCGTATCCTCTGGCCATGCATAAACGTCTGTATCGGCTGTCCAAGATGTCTGGGAGGGCGTGGTGGTGCCAGTGGGCATGCACCAGCAGTTCGAGATGTACTCGAAAGCGAGGATATCGGTCTGGGTCGAACCGGGCGGCGGCTGGATATAGAATTGATTGCCCATGACCCGGAAACGCAGCCTTGGTCCGACCGGAGAAATGCCGGACACAATGGTCTGCCATTCCTGAGCCGAAAGCGGCCCAAGCATTTGCCAGCGAAAATTCCGGTCCCATTGCGTGGCGGGAATGAAGGCTGCCAGGTCGGTGGGGATGGGATAAGCAACCTGCCCGAACACAAAGGTTTGCCCGGTGGCCGTGCTCTGTGCCGGCGTATCTAGCGTGACCGTGCTTGATCCAACCGCGGTAACGCTTGCGCCTGTCAGGATCGACCCACCTGCAACACCATATCCAACCGAGATTCCGCTGGTGCTGGAGAAGCCCGAAAGCACGTTTGAACCCGCCGTGGTCGAAATACCGGTAAACGAACCGGCTGTGACCATGGTGAAAGTGTATTGCTTGCGGAGTTCAGGCCATCCGCTCCACTGGCCCGGAATAGAGGCCATCTCTTTGCCTTCGCGATTGGCGAGGGCCAGGAGTTGCGTCGTAGAGGCGTCAGTATTGCCGATGACGGTGGTGGGCTGGGTAAGCCCGAGTTCGCCGCAAGCGCTCTGAATGATCGTCAGCAGCGACATGGAGCGCCCTTCTTAGGCCGAGAGATAGGCCGCCCAATTGGTGCCGTCGATGCACTGGAAGAACGCGCTTTTGGTCGAGCCTACGCTAAAGCCGGCGTTGGCCGAACCATTGGCGATCTTCCCGCCCGTGGGCGGATAAACCAGCAGCGTATTGGCGCCGTGATTGGTGACCATCATTTCATCGCCGGCCGAATAGGGCGTGGGCGCGGTGCCTGTACCTGGGGCCAAGATGGCACCGGTACCAGAAGCAACCGTGGTGAAAATCTGCCAGTCGTCGGTGGACATCGCGTAGGCCGTGGCCTGGGTCGAACCCGCCGCGGTCAAGCTGTTGGCCACGGTGCCGACAATGTTCTGAGCCTGGGCCGGGGAAGTGCCAACGCCCGTGAGTTTCGACTTAATTGCCATCTTCGTCTTGGTCCTTCTTTGGCTTGCCGGGGCCACGCTTAGGTTGATTGGCGGCGAGTTCGGCAAACTGCGCCTTCAAGGCCTCAATATCGGCCTTAAGCTGCTGGTTTTCTGCGGTGAGAGCGGAGACGGTCGCGCCGGCCTGCGCTTTGTCGAGATAGGATTTCGCCATGTCGCGCAAGCGCCTGGCGTCCAGGCCAAGAACGCCAAGGTTATTGTCGCTAAGGCCTGCGATATGTTCGACGGTGTGAACGCCCTGGGCTTTCAGCTCTAGAACCTGCGACTTGCGCAGCGGTGGCCATTCCTCAATCCGAGTGCCGTCCTGAACCTGCTCCTGCTTGTTCTTGAAGGCCTGCCACTGACGCGGGAAACGTTCCGGGTCGGACGGTGCAATACCGTCGCTTTCCATGCGCACTTCACGCTCAACCGTGCTTCCGGTCACGCCGGGGGTGCGGATGCGGATAAATTCCACGTCCTTGAAAACAGGCCGGCCATGTTTCTTGCTCTCGAAATCCTGGTGGACGGATTCCAGATAAAATTCGACAAACAGTTTGCGGTCGTCTCCTTGCGGCACCATGAAATAATCGCCGCCCTGTTGCTGGCCAGCCGCCGCAAAACTCGGTCCTTCGTACATTCGATCCCTCTAAGAAATGGGGCGGGAAGCCAAAGCCGCCCGCCCCGGTTGACGTTAGGTAATCGCGCCCTGACAGAACGGACGCTGGATGGTGTAAATGGCTTGGGTGGACGCGAGCGTTACCGCCGCGTTGCCCGAACCATAAGAAGCGCCATTGGCGGAAGCCGCCACGGCGTTGAGAACCTGCTTGCCAGCAGCCGCAGCCGACTTGACCGTGGCTGTGGAAGCAAAGTTCACAATGTCACCGGCCGCGACAGTACCGGAACAGGTCACAACGGCGTTGCCGCCGATCTGGTACCAGCCATACTGCGAGGACGAGGTGTTGGCAGTGACGGCAACGGCCAGCGGAGCGCCGCTGTTGGCCGTACCGGCCCAACGGGTCGTAGCGCCCGTATAAGCATTGTACGACACAACATCGCCGGCCGCGGTCGAAGCCACGCCCTTGAGGTAGATGAACTCGCCACCGCCAAGATAGGGGTCCCAGCCGGTGACGACTTCACCGAGTTGAGGCCCCAGCGTGACGGAGGGCAAGTTGCCAGTGCCCGGAGCAATTGTCGTGACCGCCGTGATATCCACGACGCCAAGACGAGGATTTGAGCAAACGAAAGCCATGTGTGTTTCTCCTTATGCGCCGAGGAGGCCCTGCAGGCGGCGGTTCGAGACCGTCATGTTGCCTGCAAAACCGATCAGCTTGACCATGGCATCCTGGTTCACCGCGAAACGATCATCGCCGATGGGGGCGAAGTTGCGCTCGCTGTGCGGACGGAAGAACAGATAGTCCGTGTTCAGGAAGTACATGGTGTTCGAGGGGGCGCCGCCGCCATAGCCACCATCCAACACAACATCGGCGCTCATGTATTTCAGCGAGTCGAAGCCGATCTCGCCGTCACCGTCATCGCGGGTGATGCGCTGGATCGCCTGGAGGCTTTCCAGATAAGCGCGCCAATAGTTGTTATCGGCAATGATCAGGTCGGGACGATCCGCGCCGCGGACGAGCTGGACCCACACACGATTCATGTAGGACTGCACATTCGCGGAGGTAAGCGCCGAGCCGCCATTCGTGGCCGACGAGAACGAGATGTTCTGCCAGAACGAATAGGTTGATGCGTTGATCCCGCCCACAGTGTTGGTGTTTGTCGCCGGCACAAGCAACTGGAGGCCGCCGATCTGGCGCCCACCGTCTGCGGTGCCGTCCGAATAGCAGTCCAGCGAGATGTTGTTCGCCAGGGTGCGTTCGGCATTCTTGATGCGACCGCCCAGGAGGTCGATGACGCGCTCTTCGCTGGTGTTCTGGATCATTTCCAGGCCAGAGACGGAGACCGCGACCGCGGCTTGGGCGTAGTTGAACTCGGCGCCGGTGAACACGTCCGAAGGCGAGATATTCAGGTTTTCATACCCGGAATAGCGCTTGAACGTGCCATTTTCCGCATATTCGAGTTCTTGAACGATGGTGCGACCACCGCTCACGGGCTTCACATTGCCTTTCTTGCGAAGGCGCTTGAGAAGCGCGTTATTCTTGGTGACGTTGTCCGCTGCTTTACCGGTACGGTTCCGCAGCGTGGTCGTCACAATTTCCGTCAAGGTGCTTGACGGGTTGTTCAGAGCCATTTTTGGGGCCTTTCAGAGGGTTGGGGGCGGCTAGACGCGTCCTGTGACGGAGCGAAATGCGGCCCGGATATCGTCATCGATGCTGCCGACGCTGCCGTTGGAGTTGGCAGGCGCGCGTGCGCCTCCAGGCCCTCCAGCGATTGAGCCGCCAGCTTTCTTGGCTGCTTCAGCTTTGGCCTTTTGATCGGCGATACGCTTCTCTTCCACCGCCGCGAGTTGGGCTGCTGACAGAGTGGAGCGAATCTCAGGATGGGCGTGGCAAGCCTGGTCATAGGCGTCTTGAAGGTCCTTCGCCAAACCACTTTGCAGAAGGGCGCCCATATGGGCCTTCACGGTTTCAAAGTGGACGTTCTTGGGATCAGTCGAGAAGCGTTCGATTTCAGACTGTAGAGCCTCGCTTTCCTGCTGCTGACGGGTATTGATCTCGGCCTGCCGTTCTTGCTCCATCCGATCGATACGCTGCTGAAGCGTTTCGATGGCCGGATGCAAAGCATTGGGCTGGGGCTGTTGATTTAGTTGAACGCCATGAGTGCGCGCGACATTTTGAAGGGCGGCAGCTTTCTGCTGCGGGGTGCCCTGGCGCATGATATGGGCGTAATTCAGAAACTGAGCGAAGGCCTGATCGACAGTCGAGCCTTCGGCAATTATCGTCGCCATATAAGGGCTGGCGACTTCCTTGAGCTTGCGGCCGAATGTTCGCTCCTCGTCAACTGAGGTGATCTTGCGCGTCAGTTCGGTTTCGCGGCGGCTGATTTCGGCCTGTACCTTTGGGTCCAAGGTGCCGAACAGCGCCTTCATCTCCGCGGTCCAGCCGTCCGGAGCCTTTACCGCGGGCTTGGCGGGCTGTTCTTGCGGGGCGGACTGAGCCGCATCCTGGGGCTTATCTTCCGCCTTCCGCTCTTTGGGCTGCTCGTCCTTGGCAAAGCGGCCAGACTCGTCACGGGCGCGACCGTCTTGCGGCTTATCTACGGCAGCCGGCTCTGGCGTTTCACCACCTGTTCCCGCTGCGCTCTCGTCCTTGGCCTTTATGGCTTCAAACGCACTCCGCAGATCGTCCTCGACGGAGTTATCCTGTACTTGCTGTGCCCCTGCGCTGCTCAATGTTTGCTCCTGAGTTGTTCGATGGTCCGCGCCAAATCAGGACGCGGATCGTCAATCTCGACTGGCTTGCGAGAGCGGGGCTTTTCGTTCCCCACTTCGATGTAGTTGTTGCGCCTTAGGTACTCTTGGTGCTCACGGCGCGAGCGGATGACCGGAGCTTTGCCCGTCGCCACATCGACGCCCATTGCTTGGTATGGCTTGATGTCCGAGACGATCTGAGGCGCCTTGACCACCTGGCGCATCATCTGGTCATGGCACAGCGGCCATTTGCCGTGCCCTTCAAGCGTACGGAACACTTCCCGCGTATCACCGCAGGTTGGGCACTCAACCGTATATGTCGGCATTACTCCCCTGACGCTTCGCGCGTTTCGGCCTCACCGCCGTCGCTATACTTGGCAGTGATCCGGGCCACTTCGATGGAAGCCGCGGCTTTGATGTGGGCGATTTTCAATTGTAAGTCGGTCTCGGCTGCGATCTTCTGCATCGCCAACCTTTCTTCCATTTGCATCTTGGCCTGCTCACGCTGGGCCTCTAACGCATTCTCCTGGGCCGCCTGTTGGGCCTGGGCGGCTTGCTGCTGTTGCGCGATCTGGGCGTCGGCTTGGACCTTAGCGTGCTGAATCTGTATCTCGGCCTGCGCCTTGGCCTGGGCGGCTTGCTGCTCGGCCTGTTGCTTCTGACCTTGAAGCTGTAATTCCCCTTGAACCTTGATCATCTCCGGGTTGGGCTTCGGCTTGCCTTCTGCCGCTTGCGCCATCTTCTCAAGCTTCTGGATCGTGGTGTTGATCGTGCCTTCAAGTTCTTTGCCAATCGGGAAGGCGCGGACCCCGAACATGAGCATCTGGCCAGCCAACGGCGCCAAAGCAGGCTGCTGTTCAGAGGCCTGCACCGCCTGCTCCATGAACCCGCCAACCGTCTTTAAGAACTCGATGCGGTCGGCCTTCTCCTGCACCTCGTCGGCTTTGATCGTGCTGTCCGTTTCAATGTCGATACGGAAGCTCCGGGCCGTGGCATTCCGGATCAACGCCATGACCTCGTCCCAGGTCGGATCGGACATCATCTGCCCGAACTGATCAGGCGATACGTTGGGCGGCAAAGGCGGCTTTTGGCCGGCTTGCGCTATCTGTTGGTAGGCCTGCTTCTGCTGGGCCGTGAGCAGGCGAACCCCGCTGATCTGCTCAATGGTCTCCTGCTGAAAATGCCCACCGATGATATCCACCAGAATGCGGATGATCTCCCGCACAAAGGCTTGAATCATCTTCTGCTGGTCGCCCAACCGAAGCGTGGCGAAATTGCTTTTGATCTTCTGCGCCCCCATGGTCTCGTTGGGGTCGCTCTGGCCGCGGATGATGTCCGCTATGCCGGTAATCTCGTAGAGGTCCTGTTTAACCTTGTCACGGGCCTCGTAGATCGCAAGGAGCGTTTCCGCGATCTCCTTCATGGGGAGAAGATCAATCGCGCCGTCTATACCGCCCTTCTGCGCGAATACTGCCCAGCTATCGACCGGGATTAATTCATTCTCAACGCCCTCGGACAACAACCGGTCGAGGCCTTGCGCTGACGTATCCCGGACGCCGGCGACCTTGAGAGACTTAGTGATGGAGGCTATGCGGGCTGTGAGCGTGTCTAACTCGTCGGCCTGATCCTGATACTCTACGTAAATCGGGACCGGGATCAGGCTGTCATTGGCAAGATTCGCGGCCACAGGCTTGGGGCATGGAAAGAAATGCTCGATCTCCAAGGGGTCGGCCCTTAGGTCAAGGTATTCCGGCACCTGCTTATGAAGCCAGACCGCGCAACCCCTTTTCTTGTCCCACGCCTCATAGATAGTCGCCTTGGCAAAGTCGCTGTCTGTTTCGCCGCCTTCCTTGCTCTTGTCCTGATAGTCGAGCGGGATTTTAGCGCCCAATTCCTTGCCAAAACGGGTCTTAAGCTCGTCCCGGTCCAGATAGACCTTTCGCCACACCAACCACACCTCATCCCAGGTGCGACAGATATTGTGCCCAAAATCCGTCCAGTGGATGTAATCGAGCGCTACTTCCTCGGATTCGATGATCTCGGGCCGATCTTCGTCATGGTCGCCATCGGCCACATCATCCGTGACCTCAACCGAGGGCTTCATGTGTGGGACGTACCTGGCCCAGGTCGTACCGCGGCCCGGCAACAAATAGTCCATAACCACATTGCGCATTGCGCCGGCAAAGTGGTCCGTGTCCACGAAATATGTTGCGGCCCGCTCCAGAACATCGGAAGCAATACGCCCTACCGGGTCCGCGTCCTTGAAGCGGCGCTGAATATCCGGCTTAGGATTCCTGGCGTAGAGCGCTGGGCGCATGGTCTCAGTATTGGACCACAGCATATTAAACTTGCGCGCCGCGTCCTTGGTCTCGCGCTCGTCCCGATAGCGCTTGACGATCTTATGGCCGCGCTTCTCCCAGGTCTGGGTCTTGCGCTCGTATAGTTCGACCTCGTCCAGCCACCGCTTGATGGATTTCGCGGGGTCGGATGGGACAGAAAGCCCCGCGTCAATCACGCAACACCTGGAATGACTTCGACCGTTACCGGTCCAAGCATTAGATTATTGGTCGCTGGCGTGGCGTTGGTGAGAGGAAACGACAGGGTTTGCGCCGATGTGGTGTCCACGCTCCCGGTGGCTAGTGAGCCGGTGCTGTTGCCCAGCGGGCTATTGCCGCCAATGCTGGTGGCGATCTGGGCGTTGGTCGCGCCAGCGTTCTTGAGGCCCCAGAATCCGGTCTGTGTCGCGGTCGTGGTGGCAGTGAAACTCAGGAACGCGAAGGACCCATACGACATGGCCATTGTCTTAGTGCCCGCCGCATTGGTGTAAGACCAAGCGGCGGACACTTCGATACCGCCATTCAACCCAAACGTGTTGCCAGGAATGGTCAACTGATAGGCGTTCACGGCGGTGCTGATGCCCGTATAAGCGCCCGGCCCGGTGGTGGCGAAGGCGGTGGGCGAGGCCGGGACCGCCGGCGTGCCGCTGGTGTAGGTGTTGTTATAGACCGTGGCGGCCGTGGTCGATGAAAACAGCGCGTAATACCAGCCTGCGGCAGCAGGAACGCCAGATGCGATTGCACCTGCTGGGAGATAGACGTAGGCGCTAGTGATCGCCGGCGTTGACGCCAGCGCGGTTGTGAGCGTCAGCGCGCCGTTGTTGCCCATCGACCCGGAGCCGGCCAAGATGAACGGCACCCCGGACTGCCCTATAATATAGGGCGCTGCAAGGTTCGGAGCGGCGGCTCTCAGCACGTTATTGACCCTCGCCGCAGGTGAGGTAGAGCGTTGCCGTCTGGCCCGCGGCACAAATCGCCGCCACATTCGTTGCCGCGCCCTTACTGAACACTTCTACGGTCCCAGCCAGGATTGGCATGTCGGTTGTGACAGCCGTCTGGGCCGTTGCGCCCCAGCGGATAAACACGGTGTTCGGGCCAGCGTTGGCGACCCTCAGCACATTCATATTGCCGTCCACCGCATTGAGGGCGGCGTTCGCGCTGGTCGCTGTCGCGGCCAACGTTTGCGTGTTGGTAAAATCGGGCGAAAACGGCTGAACGTTCATCAAATCCTCATATGGTTATGGCGGGGCGTTGACGCCACCAGCTCGTCAAACGTGATTTCGTGCAGGAAGCGGGGCTTGGACGGTTGCACAATCTCTGCAGGGTCACGCCATACCTGGGCTATGATCTCGAAAGCATCAGCACCGTGGCTGAACTTGTCGTGCCGCGGCTTGTCCCGGTAAGTCTGTAATCTCTCATCAAATTCGAACTGATACTGCCTGAGGCATTCAAGCCCGCGCTCGCAGCGGTCAGCATCAAAGTAGCAGGATTCCAAGGTCTTGCGCGCCGCCTCAATTCCGTTCTGCTGAGACGTTGCTGGGACGGCAAACATGCGAACGCCAAGCGCATTGGCTTGCTCAACGATGGATCGCCCACCAGCCGCAAGTAGCTCATATCCAGCATCGTGCGGAACATAATGCTTCCCATATTGGTAGGCATATTGAGCCCCTCGCTCTTTGACCACATCGCAGTAGTGCGGAATGTGCTGGCCAAAACTCTCATAGTAATCCAGCACCCGGAGTTCGCCGCGTATCCGCTGCCACCACCAGATGGCGGTTGAGTCTTTCAAGCCCACATCCCACGCGGTATGGATTGGCTCATCTGCGATGTGGCTAAGCTTGAGCAGCCTTCCCTCTTGGGCGGCCTGGGCTATCTGCTTGCCATAGACCGCGCCAGTAATTGCGGCGTCGAAATCGCACTCGAACTCCTGAGCATATTCATTCTCGCTCATAAGCGCGCGCTGCCGGGCTAATTCGTCCGCCTCAATAATCCCGCTCTCACTGGCGCGCATGATCTGCAAGAACCAATCGTGCGGCTCTTTCTCTGCGAGCTTGACGATCTCACCCAAAAGGTTCTGCCAACCCCGCGGCGTACCAGAGATGTCGAGCCAGCCCCGATAGTCGGCCAAGCATGGCAGGATGATCTGCGTCAGCGTCGAGCGCGTGATACGCTGGGCTTCATCCCCAACGATCCCGTCGAAATAGAGCCCGCGCATACGATCGGCATTCTCAGCGCCATATAGCCTCACCGTGGCCCCGTTATGCGGCAGAATGATGGATAGTTCGGACTCGTTTATCTTGCCGCCCACGTCCAAGAGCGGGGCTGCATAGTGCTTCAGATATTGCCAGGCTATCTCCTTAGCCTGGACGAAATAGGGCGCGAGATAGCCGTACCGAGGCGGCGGATACCTTCGCTCATTCTCGCAGGCCTTGCGGATTAGCTTGTTGACGCGGGCGACGGTCTTGCCGGCGCGGCGGTGGCAGACAGAGACGGCAAAGCGTTTCTCAGAGGCGTGGTAGGGTAGAAACTGCGGCCGAGGGCGGTACGGAATAATAATACTCAAACACGCCTATAATCGGAACGCACATCGGCTAGCGGAGGGTCATACGTTACGTTCACTTTCAACCGCTCGACTGGCCAAATCTGGCCGCTACCTTTTAACACAGCCTCACCCCGGACAAAACGCCCGTATTGCTCGCAATTATACTGAAGGCTCATGTCATACGGAAACTTGTCAGCCATTTCACGATTCCCACTTGATCGTCAGCGGGGCGCCCTCAGCCCCAGAGTGTTCAAGCGCCTGTGTGGGCTTACCCCATCCTCGGTCTAACAACGCCTGAGCAGCCGCCACTCTCGCCGCGGCTGGTGCAACTTTACTGGTCATAACCCCGTGAAGGGTCTTTATCGCAGTCGCGGTATGAGACCGCGCCAAAGATTTGATTTCCAACGGCGCTTTAGACATTTACGAGTTTCCGCCCTAATGGCCCGGCTATGCCGGATTTGGTGGATTGTGAAAGAGTAAGCCTGCCCCGCTCGGTACTGGCGCTCTTTGGTTAGATAACCGTTTGGAGTGTGTCGCCCGCGAGGAGACAGGCTATGGGTGAAATTGGAAATCGGTGGAGCGCCCGAGGCGCAAATCAACACCTTGGCAGAAACGCTATTCTGTTTCCGGAACTCCGACAATAGCCACGTCGCGCGCCAACAGCCTGAAAAATAGCTTCTTCAAGTTTTCCGCCTGATGTTTCACGCGCGCTCTATAAACCTGATTGGCGAGAGCATGGCAGCGATGGCAATTGCGTTGCGCTGGCCTCGCAATTTCGCCACACGCGCATTGGGTTTGTTTCACGATGTTTCCCGTGAAACAATTCATAGCGCCACTCCCGGCTTCCGTTTTGCCGTCTCCATGGCCTCGATCAAGCTGTCCAAGGCCTCGCGGAATCTCGCTGCCACCGTGTCCCGGTAATCTCCACAGACGGCGCGGACCGCTTCCGAGGGCCAATATCCCTGTCCGCAAACCATAATAATGATGCGCCGGTCTCTGTCCCCCATGCGGCTATGTAGGCTTACGAGCTTGCGTATCGCGTCAGATTGGGCTTGGGAAAGTGGTAAGCCACCATGGCTGCGCGAGATGTTTAGGGCCTGGGTGGAGTCCTTTCCTGAGCACTGAGCCATGGCAAATATCTCGCCGTAAGTCTGTCCGGCGTCTTTGCGTTCGGTGGCAGAGTAGCGAGGCGATCCACCTTCCAGCCTCCCATTCTCGTAGCAGCTCTCGAGCGGCGATAGCTTCCTGTAGCCCTTGGGAGCGCCCGCGACGGTCGATAGTTCGCGGTCTTGCCGATGGAGCGCCGTAACAATCGCCGGTCCTTCTGGAATGTCCTGGGGCTTGGGCTTGGTCATGCGGCCCCCGGTTCGGATGGAAGATATCCGGTCCACGGATTGGGATGACGCGGAACAGCACGGCCACCAATCGGACTTGTCTCCTTGAGATATTTGGAATCGCGGATGTCCGAAAGATGGCACGCGAACGTATCGGCGCCTTCCTGCGTGGTGGGCGGCCACTCGCCAAGAACGGTGAGCCATTCGGGGAAAACACGCTTCCCAAATTCGGATTGCAACCAATGCTTCCAAGCCCGATAATTCGGAGTTTTCTCGTGCAATCCTACCAGCCCATTGCTGCCGATTTTTATCAGCGCGTCGTTTTTCCAATCACCAGAAAATGCCATTACACGATACCTAATTTTCTCAGATTTTCAGCCTCACGCGCCTTCACTTCGTCCGATAAAACATGGATTTGCGCGCCAGGTGGCGGTTGAGCTTTCTCGTCCGTCCAGCGGCCGCCATTCAGCCACGTCGCAGGATGCGGGATGTATTTTTCCTCGGTCCCGTGCACCTCCGCACCGAAGGCGCGCATGGCTTGGACGACGGTTTCTGGGATCGCTCCGGCCTCAAGTGCCCGCGCCCAAGCTTTTTGTGCGGTGATCTTCCCAACCTTCCTTGGGCAAACATCCCAAAAATCATTGAAGCCCGGAACGGGCGTATCCTTTCCTTTCCCTTCCTCTCCCTTCCTTAGATCAGGCGCGAGGTTTCGCGAGGGCTCGCGAGGCTTCACCTTACGCTCGCGAGGCTTCTTTGGTTCTGGAGGAGCGGGGAGCTTTGATTTTGTTGGATGATCTATCTTCTGATGGTCGGCCCATTTGACGATCTGGAGGTAGATATTTTCATCAATGTGGTACATCAAGACGCACTTTTCACGCTCAAGCTCCATCAACCACTCCGGAATGTGCTTAGGCGCGTCATCATCGTATGGGAAAAGCAGGCTCGCGAGCATTCGCGAGTTTCCCCGAGCCCTCCCCTCATCGTCTGCAATCGTGAACAGCATGAAGAAAAGCAGCCTGGCGTCCCGGCTCACGCGCCCAAGGCTTTCCGACTGAGGGGCTTCCGGTTTAATGCTTCTGATGCGCCCCATCTACGCTGCCTCCGCCATTGCTTTGACCTGGGCGCGGCGCTCACGCTTCTTCTCGTCCAGCACCAGACGTTCGTGCTCCTCCAGCCCGCGCGCCTTAATCGTAATCTTGACATCGATCATTCCACGCGCCGCCAGATTCCTGATTACTTGTGGCGAGCCGAATGAGCCGAAGTCGGCAAAGGTGAGCGGCATCTGGCAGCGGATCAGTTTTGCCAGGATGCGGAACTTGACCTGCTCAGAACTGAACGACCCGCCCTTCTTCATCTCCCCTGCTCCGCCATCTTGAGGGCTTGGCCCATGGGACCGGCTGGTTTGCCATCGGCCAACTTGGGCAACGCCGCTCGTATGGTGGAAAGTGGCGTTCCGTATTGCAGCGCGAGGGAAACCAACACCGCTGCCTCATCCGCTACAATGTCGGCATCCGATCCGGTCTTTCCCGCGTCGATGAACACTTCGCCCAATTTCCCATCGGGAAGCCTATTCGCCACGACATGATACGGCACATTGCCATGGGTAAATTCGAAGGCTTCGCCTTGGCGACGGGGCTCAAAAGATTCACGAGTCATGCGGCTGTGACCTCCGCGAACATGTCCGGCTGGGCGTCGATCTGTTCAAGATTGTAGCAAGCCTGGCGGAAATAGCTTTCCTTCAACTCCGTCCCGACAAAGCGGCGGCGCAGTTTGAGCGAGACATAGCCCTCGCTGCCGATTCCCATGAAAGGTGAAAACACCACATCGCCGGGATTGGACCACATCACCACCGCGCGCTCGATCACGTCTAGCTGCAGGGGGCACAGGTGGCGTTCGTCTTTGGCTTCCCGCGCCAGCTTGACGTTAAGCACGTTGGACTGATCGACGCTCATCCAGACGGGGGAGGCCCATTCTTGCCATTGGTCCAGCGGGAAATCACTGGGCGTGTGATTGATGGGGGTCGTGTTTTCACCCGGCTTGGTGAAGGTCAGGAGATAATCAGGCATCCCGCCACGCGATTTGGCGCTATCCTTCTGCAATTGCTTGTAGAGCAGCCCCACATGCTTGGTCCGGGTCATCTCCACCACAGGGCATTTCCAGATGGTGCGGCGCGAATGAAGTATCCAGCCAGCTTCTTCATGGATGCGGATAATTTCGCCCGAAAAATCCTTTATCCCGACCGCGCCATCTTTCCATTTTGTCATAGGAATATCGGAGCAATGGACAGCGGTAATCCTGCCCGGCTTGGTGAGGCGGAATTTCTCCTTCACCTCGAAACCGTAATGCTTGGCAAACTCGCCATCACTAGACGAATTTCCCATGTCCGCGATGCTGTCGGAATAGACGAAGAGCGAACCAAACGGCGGGCTATAGACCGAGAAGTCTATGCTCGCGTCCGGCATCTGGCGCATTACTTCGACACAATCGCCATGATAGGCGGCGTAGCGTTCGCCCATCTTCGCGTTTAGACAATTCACGATGCCATCAGCCATGCCGGCAACTCCGCATAATGTTTGGGCTCATAACCAATCTTGGTGCCGACTTCTCGGCCATGGGCGCGGCGCATGGCGGCGCTCATCATCCGCTTCATGCGGATATGGTTGCCAGACTTGCGATCAATCACGCGGGCGATCTGATCCTCGCCATCATCGACCGCGATATGCACATGGACGTTGCGAGTTTGACCGAATCGCCAGCAACGCCGCACGGCCTGATACCAAGTCTCGTAGGAGAATGACCGCCCAATAAAGGCCATGCGAGCGGCGTGCTGCCAGTTCACGCCATAGCCGCAGATGGACGGCTTGCTGATGATGATGCGGGCCTGGCGCGTGGCGAAGGCCTCAAGCTTTTCTTCCTTTTCCTCAATGGACATGGACCCGCGCACCTCGATGGCGCCGGGCAACCGCTCCATAAGCTCGTCGGATTCCCCGTTGGTGTCGCACCAGATAACCCAAGGTTCGCCGATTTCTGCGTCCACCGTCTCCGCGATCATGTCGGCGCGGGAAGCCTGACTGGCGCGCTTCATCTCGAAGATATTCGTCGCGCTCACTTCCGCGGCGAACAGCCCGTCTTTCGGGATATCCACTGGCCCGACCACGGCATGGCGGACAATCTCCAAGGCGGGAAGGCGATATTCGGATGCATCGTGGCCAAGATCGGCAGGGCTTTCGGCCATCACCGCCCACGATGCCATCCAATTCCAGAACGCCTCTTCCGCATGGCCTTTAAGGCGCCATTGCTGAGACGCGGTCGAAGTATCATTGATGAAGAATTTGGAGAGCATTTCTACGGAGTTCATGACCCCAAGAAATTCGGCGTGCTGGCCTAGCTCCATGTGATCGTTCGGGGCTGGCGTGGCGGTGGCAGAGAGGCGGAAGCGATGGCCTGAGAAGGCTTCCCGCAACGCCCTAGAGGTCGCGCCGCTGAAATTCTTGAGGATCGAACTTTCATCCAGCACGACTACGGAAAAGGCGGCGGGGTCGATCTTCTCCAGCCGGTCATAATTGCAGATGCTGACCTGATCTGATGCTTCGGCTTGCTCCCGGATTACTTTGGCGTCATAGCCGAACTTTGCGGCTTCGCGCTCGATCTGCTTGGCGACGGCGAGTGGCGTCAGGACAAGCGCCCTGCCCCCGGTTTCGTCTGCCGCTTGGCGCGCATATTCGAGTTCGCAGAGCGTCTTGCCCAATCCGGTATCAAGGAAGTTTCCCGCGCGACCTGCACGCAAGGCGAAGGACACGGCGTCGGCCTGATGAGGCTTCATAAATCCCGGGATATTGCGCGGCTCAACACCGCATCTGGGCGAGTGGCCGACTTTCGCGGCGAGAAAATCGCGATAGGTGTTCTGTGTCATGCCCCCACCTCTTGCGCCTTGATGGGTGCCGGAGCTCTTGTCTCGCTGTAGGAATAATTCCACGCCCTCTGAACATCGCTCAAATCTTCCACCCGAATGTCCACATATTCGGGGCCGTCTTGATAGCGGCGGTCGAACTCGATCTGAGCGATTTGGGAATCGTCGCGGAAGATAATCCCGTTCAGTCCGTCGCTCACAAGTTTGGCGATGTTGTCGCAATCCAGCTTGCCGGTGACGAATATCGTCTGCTGTTTCCGCTTCTTGCTCCATGACATGGGATAGTTGATGCGGACTGTGACAGAGAGCTTGCACGGGCCTTCAATCAGGGAATGACCGATCGCAGCCACGCCGCCGAATTGGCGAACGATTGCTTCGTGGCTGGCGGTTTTCTTGTCCGTGTATGTGCGGCCGGTCGCGCGGACGAAACGGGGCCGCGACTTGCCGGCCAATCTTCCGGGTATCCGAAAACTGATAACCATGTTTCACTTCGACAGCTAAGAGAGGGCGCGCGCCCCGCGCCCGGTGTTAATTCAGATATGCGAAATGGAAGTCCAGACCAGACCGGCCAACATGATGATCTGCGCGACCGCCAGCCCGGCGATGGTTGCCGATGCAATCAGCACGCCGATAAATCCCCAATCAACCTTGATTGGGAGATCGTTACGTCTTGAGTTCACCGATTTTGTTTGTGCCATTGTTCGCCCCGGTGGATATGGATTTGAAAGTGACGACATTCGACATTGCGGCTTGACGAGCCTTCCGTTTGCCGTCCGCCATGTGCTTTGCCATTGGCTTGCCGCCGCGCGCATCAACATACGACGCATGATGGCCCGCGCATTCCATGAGACCGGCAATCTCGGAAGCGTCCTGGGCCTCGATGCCGCGAACGAGCAACGTCCGCGCGCCCCGCGATGTGGTGAAGCGCAAGAGCAGATCAACCGATGCGTGGGGGTTTTTCATGTCCCACCTCCCTGACGGTATTCGATGGATGCTTGGCGCTTGCGTTCGCGTTTGTCCGGTTGGGGCTCAAGTTCTCGGCGCAACTGCGCATGTATCTCGTGCCAAGCCTTCGACCTGGCGCGCGGCTTATAGCAGCCGATGGGCGAGAACAGCGGTAGGGAGCGGGCGATCATGGCTCGCCCCTTCTCTGCCAAGCGTTGAAAGCATGAGTGATCGCGCCGGCAAATTCTGCCTCACCAGGGCGAAGCAACCCGACGTGTTCAGCCCAGGCCGCCGCAAATTCCGGTCTATGCTCGCAAAGCTCACAGAAATTGTCGTATGACATTTTACTTTTGCGCCGGCGGATGTTCTGGACCGCCTTCTCCGTCATACCGGTGGCGTCAACAATTTCTTGGACGCTGTATTCCGATATCTTTGCAGATAGCCAATCACCGCGGTTGTTCTTTGCATCGGCGGAAGTGTTCTTCCTGCGATGGCCGCTAACACTTCTGTCGGTTAATCCGTTCGCGCGCATTTCCATCCTCTCGCAATATGCTTGCGATAAGACGGACGGACGATTTGTTGATTGATCTACTGCACACGTTGGCGCGTGTGCCGCATTAAAACGAAATGATTGTTGCCCCCGCATGAATTTAATCTCCCTCGGGGGTCGCTGTGTCTGGGAACACATTGGGGGTGGAAACGCCCCCGAGGGAGGATTCGCCTGCGCTCACTTGGGCGACACGCGCGGGCGAAA